TCATTATACATTGACATATTAATTCCTATCTCTATAACACTATCTAAATAAAAGTATACCACACCTAGTGATAAGTGTGGTATACCTTATTTACTTTTTATTACTGAACGCCTGGTATTGTAAAGTAAGGGAAGTAAGGTGCTGCTGGGAAGTAAGGTGGGAAGAATGGTGGGAAGAATGGGAAGAATGGGAAGAACGGTGGGAAGAACGGGAAGAACGGGAAGAATGGGAAGAATGGTGGGAAGAATGGGAAGAATGGGAAGAACGGTGGGAAGAACGGGAAGAACGGGAAGAATGGGAAGAATGGTGGGAAGAACGGAAAGAATGGTGGGAAGAATGGTGGGAAGAATGGGAAGAACGGTGGGAAAAATGGCGGGAAGAATGGAGCAATAGTAGTAATAGAACCAGATGCTGGAGATGCAACAGATGTTCCATTTGCATTGGTTGCGGTAACTGTATAAGTTTGTGAAGTATTTGCAGTATCTGCAATAACAATAGGGCTTGTAGCAGATGTACCAGAAGTTCCATCAGATCCAGTAACTGTAAATGATGTAATCGCTAATCCACCGTTTGCTGGTGCTGTAAAAGCAATAGAGTTTTGATTTACACCAGCAGTAGGTGTTGGGGCTGACATTGTTGCTGGAACTGTTGTAACGGTTACTGCACCAGAAGCAGAGGAGGCTGCAGATGTTCCTGCAGCGTTAGTTGCTGTTACTGTAAATGTTGGAGTTGCAGTTGAAGCAATTCCAGTTACAATAATAGGAGAAGATGCTCCAGTTCCTGTTTGTCCTGTGCTTGCTGTTACTGTAAAAGATGTGGCATTAGGAGAAAGTGCTGGTAAAGAAAACGCTACAGAAACTGCTCCATTATTAAAGGCTCTTCCTGTTCCAACGTTTGTTCCAGTAACACCTGTTGGTGCTAATGGCTCCAAAAAGTCATTTGACGCTTGGGACTTCTTACCTATTCTCTTACCTGATGCCATTGTTAATCTCCTAATTTCTTATTGAATTTTGTATTACGCTGTCAAGTCGCCAAAGACAACCCATGTATTTGCTGCTCTCTTAAAGAGAGTTGCAGATGACCAAGTTGTACGAAGTTTCAAGCCAGGAGTTGCGTTAACTGTTACTCCAGAATCTCCAGCAACTGTTACTTGTCCTGCTCCAGTTTGAAGAATATCAATAGACGTTCCGATTGGATATGCTACTGCTGTATTTGTTGGGATTGTAATTGTTACGCCAGTTGCAGAAGAAACTTCAATTAATGAATCTCTTTCTGTTAGTGCTGAAAGTGTGTAGGCTGCAGTCTTTTGAACAATTGGTGTTCGTGATGCTACGCCTTCCTTTGTCTGTGTACCGTCTGTAAATGCTACACCTGAAGCAGAAGCAGTAATTAGTGCTGTTGCTGTAATTGCTGGGGCTGTAACAGTACCAGTAAATGTTGGTGAAGCAAGTGGAGCCTTTAGAGCAAGTGAGTTTGTTACTGTTGTTGAGAATGATGCGTCATTTCCAAGAGCAGTTGCTAACTCATTAAGAGTATCAAGTGCTGCAGGGGATGATGCTACAAGGTTTGAAACTGCTGTTCCTACAAACGATGTTGTTGCAACTTGAGTAGTTGAGGTTCCTGCTGCTGCTGTTGGAGCAGTTGGGACACCAGTAAGTGCTGGTGAAGCAAGATCTGCTTTTAGGTCAAGTGCTGTTTGTGTAGCAGTTGAAACTGGCTTTGCTGAATCTGTTGTATTATCAACTGATCCAAGACCAACCATTGTCTTTGTAATGCCAGATACAGTACCTGTAAAAGTTGGTGAAGCAAGTGGTGCTTTTAGGTCAAGCGCTGTATTTACAGTTGCAGTTAGTGCAAGTGCTGATGTATCTGCAATACCGTGAACATCTGATGTATCTGAGTTGTGTGTTGAAACTGCGTTATCTGCGTATGTCTTTGTTGCAATTGTTGAATCAATATCGAATCTTGTGTTAACAGAGTTCCAGTCAATTCCTGTGCCTGCAAGTGATTCCTGATTTACTGCTGCTCCAGATATTGCATCTGTAAGATCTGATTGAGTTACAAGATCTGCCGTGTTAACAATTCCATGAACAAGAGTTGTGTCTGCAGCGTGGTCTGTAAGTGCTGAAGTAGCAGATGATAAAGCGGTTGCTACATTTGCTGTAGTTGCAAGAAGAGAAGTATCTACAATTCCGTGAACCAAAGTTGTGTCTGCTTCGTGTGCTGCAAGGGCTGTTGCTGCAGCGGTTGCTGTAGTAGCAAGATTTCCTGTTGTTGCAAGAAGTGCAGTGTCTACAATACCGTGAACCATTGTTGAGTCATTTGTGTGTGTTGTAAGACCTTGTGCTACTGTGTTGATAAAGTCTGGGTCATCACCTATGGCTTGTGCTAACTCATTTAGAGTATTCAAAAGTCCTGGAGCGCCATCAACAATTGCTGCGAGTTCTGTTGCGTTAGCAAAATATGTTAATGCTGTCCAGGCTGAGGAGCCATTTCCCATTTTAAACTTACTTGTGTCGGTTTCAAATCCGATCTCACCTGCTGCTAGAGTTGGGTTTGCAGCCGTCCATTGTGCTGCAGTTCCTCTGCGCTGTTGCATTCTTGTTGCCATATTTTATTTCTCCTTTATGGGGGCTGCCCATTTACTTATCTTATTATAACACCCAATTTTTAATTGAAGTTATCTGTTGCGCTACCGCCATCAAATACAACTGTCCAATCTGTTGTAGAAGGGCCACCTGCATCCAAACCTACACCCAATGGGCTGTTGAATGATCCACCTTCATAGAACTGGGATACTATGAAGCCAGTTCCATCAATTGCGGTATCGTGAATGTGCTGTGGTAAATTATTTGTATCATCAATAGTTGCCTGGGTATACCAAGAACCATCATAATAGAAATTAATTCTATTTGTTGTGGTGTCTAACCACTGCTTACCATTAGTTGGTGAAGAGGGAGCAGTTGATGATACAGTCATTCCTGTTACAGAATCTACATACTCCTTGGTTGCTGCGTGGCCTGCAATAGTAGGAGTTCCTACTGTTACTGCACTTCCGAATGTACCGCCGTTTGCTACGACTAATCCATTCTTGACCTTGAAGTCTTTATCGACTGTTGCCATTTACTACTCCCTCTTCCAACTATTTTTATTTTTTATTACGCAAGCAATGTTCCGACAACAGTCACTGTTGAAGTGTTGTTGGCAGTTGTTACTAGAAGTTGTACATTTGCTCCTGAGATTGATGCTGAAACTGATCCAAGAGATGATCCTGTTGAGACCATTCCGTATTCAGTGATTGCAATGTTATCTGAAGAATCAAGTGTTAAAAGTACCTTTGAAACATCTGTGTGACTTCCATTGGCAACCTTTACAAGATATTCTGCTGAACGATAATCAGCCTTTGCGAAAGCGTGGGCTGTCTGAACTCCTGCTGTTGGTGCTGATAGAGTTGCTGCAACTTGCTTAGCAACTGAGTTAATCTCAACTGCTGTAAATGAACGAGTTGTTCCATCTACCGCAGCACGAGCACGAGCATCTGTGAAGTAAAGGTTTGAACCTTCTGCAAGATCAGATGTTGTAGAATCTGCTACACCGTTTTCTGCGGTAATAACAAGACCTGAACCATTACCTGTGATAGTGATATTAGTCTTTGTAGCACCAGTCAAAAGGGCTGCTGCTGAAGCCTTAGCACGGGCATCTGTGAAGTACTGTGCTGTTCCTTCTGCTACATCGTCTGTATCAAGTGCATCTGCGTGTGCAATTGCTGCAGCCTGTGCAGCGTTTGCCTTTGTAGTTGCATCTGTTGCTGCTGCGGTTGTGGCTGCAGATTGTGCAGCGTTTGCCTTTGTAGTTGCATCTGTTGCTGCTGCTGAGATTGCTGCAGATTGTGCAGCGTTTGCCTTTGTAGTTGCATCTGTTGCTGCTGCGGTTGTGGCTGCAGATTGTGCAGCGTTAGCCTTTGAAGTTGCATCTGCTGCTGCTGTAGAAACTGCTGCGTTAGCCTTTGATGTAGCGTCTGCTGCTGCTGTTGCTTCTGCTGCAGCCTGTGCTGCGTCAGCCTCTGCCTTAGCAAATGCTGTTGTAGCAATCTGAGTTGTGTTTGTATCTGCTGCTGCTGTTGGGGCTGTAGGTACGCCAGTCAATGCTGGTGAAGCCAAAGGTGCTTTATTTCCAATTGCTGTTGCTAACCCTGCTGCATCAACTTGATCTCCAAGTGCTGCTGCAAGTTCGTTAAGAGTATCAAGTGCTGCTGGTGCTGAGTCAACAAGATTTGCTACTGCTACACCAATTGCTGTGTTACGATCTGAAACTTCTGTTGAGATTGCAGATGCAATAGCAGAGTTACGACCTGAAACCTCTGTTGAGATTGCAGCAGTAAGTGCTGCTGCTGCTGTTGCTTCTGCTGCGCTTTGCGCTGCATTTGCCTTGCTTGTAGCGTCTGCTGAGGCAGTTGCTTCTGCACCTGACTTCGCATTGTTGGCCTTAGTAGTAGCATCTGCTGCTGCTGCTGAGATTGCTGCAGATTGTGCAGCGTTAGCCTTTGAAGTTGCATCTGCTGATGCTGTAGAAACTGCTGCAGACTGTGCTGCTGCTGCTGCACCGTATGCATCATAAGTGTTTGCTGTTACAGATACTGCACCTGTTGAATCGTTGTATGAAAGACCAGTTCCGACATTGTTTCCAATGGCATCTTGTGCTCTTTCATCTGTGAAGTAAAGGTTTGTACCTTCTGTAAGATCTGCAGTATCATGGTTTGAAAGGCTTGAAACTGTTCCAGTTACGTTACCTGTTACGTTACCAGTTAAATTACCTGTTACGTTTCCTGTTACGTTTCCTGTTACGTTTCCTGTTACGTTTCCTGTAACTGTTGCTGTGATTGTTCCTGCAGCAAAGTTACCTGATGCATCACGCTTTACAACTGTGTCTGCAGTGTTAGCAGATGTTGATGTACCACCAATAAGACTGACTACATAATCTTGATCTGCTTGCTTTTTTGTAAGAATGTCAAATCCGCCAACTGTTGCTGATGAACCTTCAACGATTAAACCACTCTTAATTTTAAAATCTTTATTTACTGTTGCCATTTTTTATATCTCCTTTTATTATGCCTTAAGTCCAATTCGTGCGTAACGAACTGTGACTGGCTTGATCGCAGGATCTGGAGTGACTGTAATAGCCACGGTATTTCCAGTGCGAGAGACATTAATGGTGCCAATATTCCCATTCGTGTCGATTGTTCCATACTCACTAACAGATACATTTGTACCATCAGCAAGAATTGTTAATTCGGTTGCATAGAACTTATTGTCCCCTGCAGTAGTCTTTGATATTGAAATAATATATTTGACCATACGCCATTCTGTAGCATCAAATGAATCAATAACAGTTAAGTTTTCAATTCCACTTATTGTATTTTCATTGTTACCTGAAGAACCCAAATCTGTTGCTTGGGCTGCTGCGGTATCAATTAGATCTACATAATTTTCTTGAGTAGGTCTGTCTCCTGTTTGAAACAGGGCCTTTACGTTTGAAATTGATATTTTAGCCATGTGGTAATTATATCACCCTTTTAATTATCTAATTAAAGAATATAGTTGCTGTAGCCAATGACTTGAAGCCCAATGCCTGGGGTATTACCCAAACCAATAGCCTGTATTTGAATTGCTGAAAACTTAACTCTAAAAGGCAGGACTTCTGTAATTAGAGTGTTTCTTGTAAAGTCTTTTACCTGAATTAAAGGATAGTCAATAGAAAAAATTTGTTTTGTTTTACCGTTAAGTTCATCAAGTATTAATGCTGTAGCCATTAATCTGTTACATCTTCAAGAATTTTCATGCTGCCCTGAGCAACTGTCCAAACTCTTGTTGGGTCTGACACTTGAATATCAAAGATGTCTCCTGTTTGTAAGACATTAGACTCTTCTGCTGTAAGCCAAACTGTAAACTCTCCAACTAAATCGTCTTCATCTGCAACTGGATGCAATGCCATGATTGTAGTTGCGTTATCAGTGATGACTCCTTTGTCTGCTGCAAGGGTTGGTCTTTTAATCTTCATAGCAATATTCCATTCAGATCCCGCGCCTTTTAGAATCAGAGGGACCTTTGCATCATCTGTTACATAAACCTTAAATCCAGAAGTATCTCCACGAACTACAGTCCAAATAACTGTAGGAGGTGCATTACCTATATCGTATGATGTTTGAGATCCTCTTAGCGTTGCCATATTGTTATTATATCACGACAAACCGTCTCTGAGTGCTCCCCAGGTACCGTTTCCTTTTGCCCCTACTATAATAATTCCTGCTGCTGCTGCATAGGCAACAATACCAACTGCTGAAGAACCAGTTGCTGGTCTAACATTTGTTAATCCCCCAGATTCTCCAACATATAAAATTTGACCTGCTAAGAAACTTTGAGTATTTACATTTTCCATAACCCCAGCAACAACTACAATTCCATCAGATCCATTTACTGTGGTATTTTTTAATAAGCCAAGTATTGGAGATGTTGTAGAGGGAAGTGCTTTTGCTATTGTTGTCTTTGTGCTATACCCAGTTACATAAACTGGAGCACCAGCAGAAATACTTGCACCACTAGTATTTTTTACTTGAATCTGATGAGATGATACACCAAATGCTGGTAATATTGAGTCAAGAGACTCTGCTAGTTTTTTTAAGTCTCCATGCACGTTTACAGGAGAAGTTTCGAGGGGATATTTGATTCCTGTAGTAGAATTAGCGTATGTACTCATAATAAAATAATTATACACCCAGATTTGACTTTTGGCTCAAAATTATGTTATACTTGGTAGTAACACCTACCAGGGTGTTATTGTTTTCTAAGGAGGAAACTATGATTAAATTTATCGAAAGAAACAAAGAGATCATTAGCACACTCAGTATCGTAGCACTAGTAACGGTTATGTCTAACTCTGCTAATGCTATTTCAGATCTTGATACAAAGAACAATCTTAGCCTGGAACAGGCTCAGACATCGGAAACCACCTCGAAAGAGGTTTTTTTGGTTTCTAAAGCAAAAAAACTAGAGAGTTTTGAGAACAAGGTTTCTCTGACTGATTTAGAACTAAAGGAACTGCTTTCGCTAGTAGGCTTCAAGGGCAAAGACCTTGTAGTTGCTTGGGCAGTGGCCAAGAAAGAGTCCAATGGGCGACCACTGGCTTTTAATGGCAATCACAAGACTGGTGACTCGTCTTATGGTATGTTTCAAATCAATATGATTGATGCCCTTGGTCCTGATCGTAGGACTAAGTTTGATCTTGACTCTAACGCTGAACTATTCAATCCCGTCAAGAATGCAGAAATTGTATTCTATATGACAAATGGGGGAGAAGATTGGTCTTCTTGGAAAGGCATTACGCCTAAGACCAGAATGTGGATGAGCAAATTTCCTAAGTAATAATATGGCTTGTGTTATATTTAAATAAAGGAAACCATTCTTGTGTCACAATGACATTAAAAAGG